ACCATTTGTAATTAATATTTATTAATATAGTGGATGAAAAATTTCATGCAAAAAATAATATAATACTGTATTATAATATGTATTTTATTGATATTGAGTATGATTATTTAACATTATCAACTTCTCCTATTCTTAACACAAATTATTTTCCAAAAAAATTTTATAGATTATATCAATCAATTAATTTTGATTATAATATAATAATTAATGGATCATTTTTATATAATGATACAAATAAATTACATTCAAATGATAATGATGAATTAAAAGTTAAAAGGAAAAGTGATAAAATATTAGATTTACCATATTATAAAAATATTGATAAGTTATATATTCATACAAAAACAATAAATTTTTACATTAATATTGATAGATTAGAAATTGAAAATAATAATAATGAAGATATTAATACTATATTATATCAATCTAATATTAAAAAGGGAAAAAATATTAAATATAGAGATTTTGTAATACTATTACCAAATCCAATATTAATTAATATTTTATATAATACAAAATATTGTTCAAATTTTGTTACAATATCATGTATAAATGATAATGGTTGTGGGGGTTCATCATATTTATATCCTTATAATAAACATTTTAGTTCAGAATTATCAAATATTGAAAATATTAATTTAATAAGTCAAGAATTATATATTTCTTAAGGCATTGGAAATAGCATTATTTGTATTTTCTGTCATTCGATACTCATCAGTATCTAAAAATAATTTTTTATTTATATTATCTGAATCAATTGTTGCAAAATTAGTATCAATTAAAAAGTCATCCATATTTTTTTCTTTTTCATATTCTATATCAGATGAATATGAAAAATTTTCACTTGATTCGGTTTCTTGTGTTAGTAGATTAGTAAACTGTAAATAATCTGTTGAATAAGTAAATGTTAATAATAATATAAGTATAATTAGTGTTACAATTAAGTAATTTGTAAATGTTGACATTATATTATGTAATTAGATATTTCATTTACTAAATTATATTAAAATATTAATTTAAATTATATTATGTTTAAAGTATTTTACCTATCATATTGCGGTCATTCACAAAAAACTTTAAGTTCCATTAAAAAATTAAAATCTGAACTTGTCCAATGTGATAATAATGAAAATTTTTTAAAAAATGAAGATTCAAAGTATATTCCAATTGATTATACAATGTATCCAAAGATTTTATTTAAGACAGATAATAAAATAATATTTATTGGTGGTAATGAAGAAATACAAAAATTATTAACTTTATTAGATGAACTTAAAAAAAATATTGATTTTAAAATAAATCCACAAAAATATATTAAAAAAAATGAAATATGTTATATTTTAATAAAAATATTATAAATTAAATTTCATCAAAATTTAGATCATTTGTATCATTCGTAAAAACAATCTCAGTCTCTTCCTCTTTTTTTTCTTCTAATAATATATTTAATGATATTAGTTCATCAATTTCATAAGATTCATATTTATGTGTAATAAAACAGTTAGCGCCAGACATGTCAAGACAAACTTCGATTAATACATAATCATCTGTATTAATCCAAATTCTATTTTTAAAAGATCCAGGAATTAATGCTCTATATGTTTCATTAATAGGTAATGTTTGTACTTCCATTCTACTATCTCCTAGTTTTTTAATAATTTTTGCAACAAATTTTGTTTTTCCATCAGGCATAATTTCATTAATAGGCACTGATTTTTGTTTAGGAATATGGTTCTTCTTTGATTTTTGTTTATTTCCGCCAAATTGATTTTTTCCCATTCTTATTATATATGATTTAATTTGATAATATATTCAAATAATTAATTATTCAATTTTTTATGATTTTTATCTTTTATATATATAATGATTAGCCCAAATGATGAATTTAATGACTATTATAATTATATAAATGGTAACTGGTTGAAAACATTCAATCTACCAGATGAATATTCAAGATATTCTACATTTAATATTATATCTAGTAAGGTTGAAGAAAAAATAATTCAAATAATTTACTCTATTTCTTCAACAGATGATTCATATTTAACACCTAACGAAGTTTTAATTAAAAATGTTTACACTAAACTAACAGATAATCATAACAGAAATCTTGATTCTAATAAACCATTATATCCACTTTTAAAACAAATTGATGATATTGGATCATGGGATGATTTATCTAAAATTATTGGTTTATTGTGTATACTAGATATGCCTGTTTTTTTAAATATTAGTGTATTTCGAGATTTACGTTCAAATAAAAATCATTTATTATATATAAATGAATTAAATTTGTTATTACCATAAAAAGATTATTATAATAATATAAATATTAAAAAAGATTATATTGATTATATTAAAAAAACACTAAAATATTTAAAATTAGATTTAATTAATCTTCCAAATATTGAAAATAATATAGCAGAAAAAATATTTATGTTTGAAAAAAAAGTTTCATCATTATTATTTGATAATGAAAAAAAAAGAGATATTGATTGTATAAATAATCCAACTAATTTTAATAATTTACAAGAACTACTTGGTAGAAGTAAAAATATAAATTTAAATTGTATATTTTTTTGGATAAAAAAATTAAAACCAAATATAGATGATTATTTTTCTAAAATTATATCTTATAATTTTAATTATTTTAAACAATTAGGAATAATTTTTGAAGAATTTGGTATTGATTTTATTAAATTATATTTAAAATATAATGTTTTTGTAAAATCATCTGAAATACTATCTGATGAAATTTATGATTTATATTTTGGTTTTTTTGGTAAAATATTAACTGGAACAAAATCAAAAATACCAGATATACAAAGAAATGTTACAATTTTATCAAATAATTTAGGAGAAATTATTGGACAAAAATATATTAAAGAATATTATAATCCAAAAACTACTAGTATATTTTTAGATTTAATTAATAAAGTAAAAAAATCATCATGTGAAATTATTAGTAAATCTACCTGGATGAATTCTGTAACTAAAAAAAAAGCTATCAATAAAATTAATAAAATGAAAACACTTATTGGCTGTTCTGAAATTTGCAAAGATTATAGACCTATTATAGATGCAAATATAGATAGTTTAAATTTATTTGATGCACTAAAAGTATTTTCTATATATTATTTTAAATATAATATAGATAAATTAGATAAGAAATTAGATGATAGAGAATGGCATATGAATGTTTATGAAACAAATGCTTATTATAATCCATTAAATAACCAAATTGTTTTCCCTGCTGGTATTTTACAAGAACCATTATTTTCAGTTGATGCTAGTTTTGAAAAAAATTTAGGTGGAATTGGATCAATTATTGCACATGAAATTTCACATGGATTTGATGATCAGGGAAGAAAATTTGATTTTGATGGAAATTTAAAAACTTGGTGGTTAGAATCTGATATTGATAATTATAAACAAAAAATTAAACCAATTATTGACCAATTTAATTCCATTAAATTATTTGATATTAATATTTCTGGACAAATGACATTAGGTGAAAATATAGCAGATTATACTGGTATAACAATAATTACAAATATTTTAAATAAATTAAATGTAGATAAGAAATCATATAGAAATATGTATAAATCATATGCAAATATATTTAAACAAAAAATTAGACAAAATGAATTAATTAAAAGACTATATACTGATGTCCATGCACCAGGAAGATTTAGAATTAATCAAATATTATCAAATATTCCTGAATTTATTTCTGTTTATAACATTAAACCAGGACATAAAATGTTTATTGAAGAAAAAAATCGTATAAATTTATGGAATTAAAAATTTGGTAATAATGCAACTAGAATTATATATAAAGATATAAATAATAAAAATGATATATTATTTATATGGAAATAAATTTTATTATTGAAATAACATATAAATTATTATTTTTAGAAATTAAAAGCTATTATGAATTTAATACAGAACAATTAGATATTTTTGAGGAATGGTATAACTCTTTTGATATTACTTTTTATAATGGACTTGAAATATCAAGAGATCTTTTACAATATAAATTAGTAGATACTAAAGAAGAAACTGAATTAGCAAAAAAATTTATAGATACTTTTGGAAGAACATTTGAAATATTAGAAGAAGTTGATGAATTAAATGATATATTTAATGATACTATTATTTCAGATACTTCATCTGAACATTCTTTTTATGCAGAAACAGAAACAATAAATGATATTATTAAGGCACATATAGATGGCGACATAATTAAAGTTAAAACATTATTAGATCAAACAAATATTGATGATGATATAGTTAATGATCTAAAAAAGAAATATATTTAATTAGACTATATAATTTATTGGATCAAACATTAAATTAATATTTTCTTTATTTATTTTTGATTTTAGTAAAGGTACACATTTATCTATAAATCTTTGTCCATTACAATCTACTAAATTTGATATATTTAATTTATTATCAATCCATTTTAATTGGTTAATAAAATCTTCATAAATTGTATGATATTTCAGTTTTGGATATTTTTTTTTATCAGGATTTGTTAAATTTACAAATTCATTATAATCCGGAGTTATATAATATAATTGATACATATAATCTGGTTTAAATATTTTGGGAAATTTATGAAGTTTATTAATAAGATGTGATCTTATAATTTTTTTAAAATTATCTATATCAAAATAATTTTTAATAATAAATTTTTTAAGCCATACAGTAATATCGTAAATTAAAGGTGCTTTATGATGTGGATAATACCATAGTTCTACAATTTGTTTTTCTTCTACAGATAGTTTATCAACATATATTTTTGAGTATAAAAGACTAATCATAATTATCCCAATACAATAATCAGGAATAATTTCATCAATATCGGATGTTTCAAAAAATGTATTTGATAAATAAAAAGAATCATTCCAGATATATTTATCAGGATTTTTTTTATATAATCCTTTACCAAAATTATTTAATGAATAAATTTGATCATTATATTTAGATGGATTAAAATTTTCTTTTTGTATAAAATTTTTTTCTATAGCTGGATGTTGAAATTCTTTTCCTAACCATTCTAAAAATGTAGTATAACCATACCAATTAATTGAATTAGTTTTTGTTATCAAAAAAATATCATCAATGCTATTATTTTTAATTTCTAAATTTAAATATTCTGCATATTGTCTTAATACTCTTGTTATTGTTGTTTTATCATAAATATTTGTATTTTCTAATTTAGGCAAAAAATCATTTCCAAATATATTATATATAAAACAAATATCATATATTAATCTTGGAAGTAATACTTGATCTAATTTAGTATATAATATAGAGTCTTTCTTAACTAAATCTTTAAAGTGGATACTAATATCTTCTTTTAATTTTTCTAAACTATATACTGTCTTATCTATAGAATCACGAACAAGATATATTTTTTTTGTTAAAGTTAAAGGTAGAAGAAGTACAATCATATCTGCATCAGGAGAATATACCAAAATATCATTAATAGATTTATCATTTATTATATCTGCCATTATTTTATGTTCAGCTTCACCATTTATCATATAATCATTAATATACCAATTAGGATAGTTTAGTTTTAACCAATCTAATAATTTAATCATGAATATAGTTCCTGGTTTTATCACGTTTTTATCTAAACTAATTAATGGTTCAATAATAGTTGATATATATTTAGTTATTTCATCTGGTTTAGTGTTTTGAATAATAATTTCTTTACCTTTAATTATTAATCCAGACAGTAAAGCTCTTTTTCTTTGTTCAATCATTTTTCCAATAAATGGAACACCATCAATATATAAAAAAACTTTTGGATTACTTGTTTGATTTAATATATTTACTAGTAAATTACCTATTGTTGTAAATATCATTATATCTCTCATAGATGATATAGAATCTTTATTTAAATTATTTTTATTTAATAAATTAGGATTTGGTATTGATGAAAAATCGATATTAGTATTATATTCTAATTCAAGTTGTGATTTAACATAATTTATTAAAATATCATGAACAATATATTTAGCTGTATAAATTAGTGAATTAAAATCAATATAAATATATGGATTTAATATTTTTTGATTAGAATTAATA